CATAATTCCTTTGAAGCAGAAGAAGGTTGTAATGATGACCTTGCAATGTGCTTAGTAATTTATGCGTGGTTGGTTGCTCAAGATTATTTTAAAGAACTTACTGATCAAGATGTAAGAAAAAGATTATACGAAGAACAAAAAAATCAAATCGAACAAGATATGGCTCCATTTGGATTTGTTAATGATGGTTTGGATGATACTAGTTTTGTAGATATGGATGGAGATCGATGGTATGCAGATGAATATGGAGATAGATCTTATATGTGGGAATATAGATAAATGGATTTTGACGATCAACTAAAACTTGGGCATTTATTGTTCAAAGAACGAACCTGTAGATCTTGTAGACAACAAAAAAATTTGATAGAGGATTTTTATAAAATTCGCAAAGGATCTGGTGTATCCTCATATTCTTATGAGTGTAAAGAATGCACTATAAAAAGAGTAACTGTTAGTAGAATAACTTCCTCAATTTTTGATAAATGGGAATATCCAGACTGGTAATTGTTCATGCATTGTTTCCCGCCTCAAAAGTAACTTTTTAATAAATATTTTTTAGATAAACTGACAGTATTAGGAGAAAAACATGGCGACTCCTCAATTATCTCCAGGCGTTCTCGTCAGAGAGGTTGATTTAACGGTAGGGAGAGCTGATAATGTATTAGATAATATTGGAGCAATTGCAGGTCCCTTTTCAATTGGTCCAGTTGATGATCCAATTGATATCACAACAGAAAACCAACTCATCCAAGTTTTTGGTAAACCACTTTCAACAGATGCTCAATATGAGTACTGGATGAGTGCTTCTTCATATCTTTCATATGGTGGAGTTCTTAAAGTTGTTAGAACTGATGGCACAACTTTAAACAACGCTAATGCTGGTGTTGGCGTTGCTTACTCCACAGCACTTAAAATTAAAAACCTTGATGATTATCAGACAAATTGGTCAGATGATATTGCAGACTACGTTTTTGCTGCTAAAAACCCTGGTTCATGGGCAAACAATCTTAAAGTTTGCATGATTGATGATAAGGCAGATCAGACCATTGGTATTTCTACAGTCGATCCTGGAGCTGCTGGTGTTGTAGTTGGAAATGGAGTTACTACACTATTATCTGGTGTAAGTATTCCAGGTTCAGGTTCTGTTCAAACATTCACTGGATACTTAAAGGGAATCATTACTGGTGTTTCCACAGATGCAGTAAATGGAAGTAGTTCTTTTGATGTAAAAATTGTATCAAGAGTTTCTTCTGCTGGAATTGAAACTTCAATTAGTTATGCAAAGAATACCAATCATTCTTCTTTTGAAGCAACAGACAATATTGAATTCTTTGACAATTCTGGAATTTCCACAGGAAACGGATCAGTTATTTTAGCGACAACTGTTAAAGATTGGTATGATCAACAAACTCTTGGTTTAACAAATTCAGTAATCTATTGGTCTTCATTAGCACCAAAACCAGTTTCAAATAGTTTTTCTACCGACAGAAGTGGTAAAAATGATGCCCTTCATGTTGTAATTGTAGATGATACTGGTACTGTTACAGGAATCCAAGGAAATTTACTTGAAAAGCATTTAAACTTGTCCAAAGCAAGTGATTCAATTTCCGCAACAAATTCACCTCAAAAGAATTTCTGGAAAGATTATCTAGCACTGTATTCTTCATACGTTTATGTTGGTGATAATCCTTCCGCTGGAAATGATACTTATAACAATACTACACCAATTCCAGCAGGATTTTCTAGTGGATTTACAAAATACACAGAAGCTCAAGGTCTTTGGAATGTTCCTGCTCAAGGAGTTACATTTAGTTCACTTGGCAACGTAACTTATACACTTAATGGTGGTGTTGACTATTCCGCTAATAATGGAATGACAGCAGCACTTTCAGATTTGATGACCTCATATTCTTTATTCTCCAATAAAGATGAAATTCAAGTAGATTATTTGATTATGGGACCAGGACTTCCTGGAGCAGCAGATTCTCCATATAATTCGCAAGCAAAAGCAAACTATCTAATTACTGTTGCTGAACAAAGAAAGGATTGTGTTGCAGTCATTTCTCCACATAGATTATCAGTTGTTGGACTTACAAATACAAATACACAAACTGATAATATCATTAAATTCTTTAGTCCACTTCAATCTTCATCGTATGCAGTATTTGACAGTGGATACAAGTACACTTATGACAGATTTAATAATCAATTCCGTTATATTCCATGCAATGCTGATGTTGCTGGATTAATGTGCAGAACAAACATCGTGGCATATCCATGGTTCTCACCTGCTGGACAACAAAGAGGTGTTTTAAATAATGCAATCAAACTTGCATATAATCCCTCCAAAGCACAAAGAGATCAACTTTATCCATTGAGAATTAACTCAATTGTCAATCAACCAGGAACTGGTGTTCTTCTCTTCGGTGATAAAACTGCTCTTGGTTATGCTTCAGCATTTGATCGTATTAACGTTCGTCGTCTATTCCTTACCATTGAGCAAGCACTTCAAAGAAGTGCAGAGGCACAATTGTTTGAGTTAAATGATCAAATTACAAGAGCAAACTTCGTAAATATTGTTGAACCTTATCTTCGTGACATTCAAGCAAAACGAGGTCTTTATGGATATCTTGTTGTTTGCGACGAATCAAACAATACTCCTGACGTTATTGATAATAATGAATTTAGAGCTGATATTTACCTAAAACCAGCGAAATCAATCAACTACGTAACTCTCACATTTGTTGCAACGAGAACTGGTGTCTCGTTTGAAGAAGTTGCTGGTACTGTTTAAGTTTTTAACTAAATTAATTACAGAAGGAGGAACTTAAAATGGCATCAATTCCAACAAGAGGCATTTCTGATTTCAAATCCAAATTAGTTGGTGGCGGTGCTCGCCCCAATCTATTTGAAGTTCAAGTTACTTTCCCAGAGGGAATTAGTCTTGGAATTCAGAATGATGGAAACACTGCTTTTGATTCTGACAATTTCAGATTTCTTTGCAAAGCGGCAGCACTTCCTGCATCAAACGTAGCTCCTATCGACGTTCCTTTTAGAGGTCGTATTCTAAAAGTTGCTGGAGATAGAACCTTTGATACTTGGACAGTAACTGTAATCAACGATGAAAACTTCACGCACAGAAAGTCCTTCGAAGCGTGGATGCAAAACGTTGCACAATATGCCGATCACTCTGGTTTAACTGATCCATCTGCTTACATGGGACAGGCAACTGTTTTCCAACTTGGAAGAAGTGCATCCACTACACAAACACAAGCAAGCACTGGAGCAAGTGCTAGAATTCTTGCTCAATACAAGTTTGTTGATATTTTCCCAACAAACGTAGCAGCAATTGATCTTTCGTATGATACTTCGGATACGATTGAAGAATTCACTGTTGAATTCCAAGTTCAATACTACTATCCAGAAGCTGCTGGCGCTGGTGCTTGATAAATAGTAAAAAGATCAGACTTTAATAATGGCAAAACTTTTTGGTTTCTCTATTGAGGATACAGAACCTTTATCACCCACTACGGTCTCCCCCGTTCCTCCCAATAATGAGGACGGGGTTGATCACTATTTAACTAGTGGGTTTTTTGGTTCTTATGTAGATTTAGAGGGTGTTTATAGAACTGAATTTGATTTAATTAAAAGATATCGTGAAATGGCACTACATCCAGAATGTGATAGTGCCATTGAAGATATTGTCAATGAAGCTATTGTGTCAGATTCAAATGATACACCAGTTCAGATCGAACTTTCGAATTTGAATGCCAGTGATGGACTCAAAAGAATTATTAGACAAGAATTCAAAACAATTTTAAATTTATTGGATTTTGATAAAAAATGCCATGAAATTTATAGAAATTGGTATATTGATGGAAGAATTCATTATCATAAAGTAATTGATTTAAAAAATCCTCACGAAGGAATTCAAGAATTAAGATATATTGATTCTATGAAAATTCGTTATGTAAGACAAATCAAAAAACCTAAAAAAGATACAAGATTGTCCAACATGAATACGGACAATCCTATGGAATATGAATTTCCAGACGTTGAAGAATATTTTATCTACACTCCCCAGGCATCTTATCCCACAACAAATCCATCTTCGTTAGGTGACACTAAAGGGATTAGAATGTCTAGGGATTCTATTACATATTGCACCTCTGGACTTGTAGATAGAAATAAAGGTTCCGTTCTTTCATATCTCCATAAAGCAATCAAAGCTCTCAATCAACTTCGTATGATTGAAGACTCACTTGTTATCTACAGACTATCACGCGCTCCAGAACGTAGAATTTTTTATATTGATGTTGGAAATCTTCCAAAGGTAAAAGCAGAGCAATATCTTCGTGATGTTATGATGCGTTATCGCAATAAACTTGTTTATGATGCAACAACTGGAGAAATACGCGATGACAAAAAATACATGAGTATGCTTGAAGATTTTTGGCTTCCTCGCCGTGAAGGTGGTAGAGGAACAGAAATCACCACACTTCCTGGTGGACAAAATCTTGGAGAAATCACTGATATTAAGTATTTCCAAGAAAAACTTTTTAGATCATTAAACGTACCACCTTCAAGAATTAGTGGAGATACTGGATTTAATCTTGGTAGATCATCTGAAATCTTAAGAGATGAACTCAAATTTACAAAATTTGTTGGAAGATTAAGAAAAAGATTTTCAAACATGTTCAATGACATGTTAAAAACACAATTACTCCTCAAAAATATCATAACACCAGAAGATTGGGAGAAGATGAGTGAGCATATTCAATATGACTTCTTATATGATAATCATTTCTCCGAACTTAAGGATGCAGAACTTTTAACTGAAAGATTAAATCTTGTCGCAACTGCAGAACCTTATGTTGGAAAATATTTCTCTCAAGATTATTTGAGAAGAAAAATTCTTCGTCAAACAGATGAAGAGATTGTGGAACAAGATGTTTTAATGCAAAAAGAAATAAAAACAGGAATTATTCCTGATCCTAATGCACCTATTGATCCTGCTACCGGTGCTCCTATTCCACAAGAACCTTCTGGAGAAGATTTAGGAAAACCAGTAATGGAACCAAATCTTGACGCAAGTTCAGATGCTGCTGTTGAAGCAGATTCAAAAACCGCTGAAGGAATCAAAGCTAAATAAATAAAAAAAAAGGAATTTAAAATTATGGATGAATTAATGGATATGATCGTTTCTGATGAATCTCCTTCTCAGATTAGCGACAAAATTAAAGAGTTACTTTTTGCAAAATCTGCAGAAAAAATTGACGATTTTCGTCCTGCAGTAGCGGGAACTATGTTTGGACAAGAGGAACAAGAAGAGGAATGACATGAAATCTTTCGAGCAATTTATTTCAGAATCTGTTAATATTGCTGGCGATTTCACAGGAAATCTTTATATAAACTCACAATCAGAACAACCACAACAAGTTGGTGAAGAATATGTTGCAGATGTGGTATGGAGAGGAAGTTTATACAGATTAGAATTAGTTACAAAAAATGGTATTCCATCTACAAGAGAACTTGGTGAACAACTTCAATCTGATTATCCAGGTGCAGTTGTTCATCAGATTTATCCTGTTACTGAGAAGAATTTAAATATTAAAAACGCACAAAGGTATCACCCATCAAAATTAGAATGGATTGATTGATAAATGGCTCAATGGAATATAACCACACAAGATTATCTTAATCAAGAAAGAAGTCTGTTTGAAGTTTTTGGTGCTGCAACTAGAGATGGCAAAATCGTTGATAATCTCAACAGATTTCCAGTAAGTGTAAATCCAGATGCTTTTGGAAGAACCAGAACATCAGAACCACTTACTCTATTTGACTCATCTCACAGATATAGAGATAATAATCTTTGGGAAGAATCACTTGTAGGAACGGGAGCCACGGTTGGATTTTCAACTACCGAAGGTTTAGTCAATATTGGTATTGGAACTACTGCTGGTTGCTCTGCAATTAGAGAAACTACAAAGACATTCTCATATCAACCAGGAAAATCTTTACTTATTTTAAATACCTTCGTTCCTGCTACACCAAAAGAAAATCTAAGACAGAGAATTGGTTATTTTGGTGCTGATAATGGAATGTATTTTGAGATTAATGGGACAACACCTTATTTTGTAGAGAGAAGTTTATCTACTGGCACTGAAAGAAGTGTAGCACAAGATGATTGGAATATTGACAAGTTAGATGGAACTGGTGTTTCTGGTATTACATTAGATATTTCCAAAGCACAAATTCTTTGGATGGATATTGAATGGCTGGGTCTTGGCACAGTCAGAATGGGATTTGTGATTGATGGGAAGTTTGTTCACGCACACTCATTCCATCACGCAAATCTAATCCAATCAACTTATATCACAACAGCATCATTACCTTTGAGATATGAGATTGCCAACACTGGAATTACCACAAGCAGTAGCACTATCAAACAAATTTGTTCCACTGTTATTTCAGAGGGTGGTTATGAACTTCGTGGATTACAACAGGCAGTAAATACTCCAATTACAGCACCAGTAGATTTACCTTCTCCTGCGGGAACTTATTATCCTGTTATTTCAATTCGTCTCAAAACTTCTCCAAATAGATTAGATGCGATTGTAATTCTTACTGCACTATCACTGATGGGAAGTGGAAATGGACCACAATACAATTGGCAGATGAGAGCATCAGCAACTACTACTGGTGGAACTTGGACAAGTGCTGGTGTAGATAGTGCTGTCGAATATAAGATTGATGGAGGAACGGTAAGTGGTGGAAGAATTTTGGCGTCTGGTTTCTTCTCGTCAAATAACCAATCTTCTGCAAATGTGGATATTCTGAAAGAAGCACTATTTAAGTTTCAGTTGGAAAGAAATGGACTAACTGAAACTCCTTATGAATTAACACTGGTAGTTGCATCTGATACTGCTGGTGCTGATGTTTTTGCTTCTCTGGACTGGGAAGAAATTAGTAGGTAATTTGCAATTTATAAATAACTAATAAATGTATTATAAGAATAATGACTCATAGACCAGTTGGATCTGGTGTTTCTTTCACTGCAACCGGATCTTCATCAAAATCTGCAGCATTTACTGGAAAATCTACTGTATTAAGAGTAGTTGCTACTGCGGCAAATGCTTTTGTTGCCATTGGAACAGAACCAACTGCAACTTTAAATGACTATTGCGTTCCTGCAAATAGTGCAGTAACAATTGCAATTGATAATGGATCAGCAAGAGTTTCTGGAATTACAACAGGAACCACAACAATTATTGATTTTCCTGAGGGATTATCTTCCCCATTTGGTGTTGGTGATTATGTAACTTTAACTTCAACATCACAACCTTATTATAATTTTACACACCAACCAGTTATTTCTGTTAACAATACTTCTTCTTATGATGGTTATTTTGGAACTAGAGTTTCAATCGGAACTAACACAAGTGGAATTGTAACTGCATTTACGGATACTAGTGCAGAACTGAGAAATTCTATGAAGGTTGCAGCGATTACTGAAGGTGGAACCGCAATAATTTACACACAACAAATTCAAATTTCAGGACAAGCATAATGAAACTCATTACCGAAGAAATTGAATCAGTAGAAGTTCTTACCGAAACTGTAAATGGTAAAAAAACTCTTTACATTCAAGGACCTTTCCTTCAGACAGAAGTTGTCAATAGAAATGGCAGAATGTATCGTATGCCTGTAATGGAAAGGGAAGTAAAGCGTTACACTGAACAATATGTCAATAAAGGACGTGCTCTTGGAGAACTTGGACACCCAGATGGACCTACTGTAAATCTGGATCGTGTTTCACACAAAATTGTTTCTCTCACCAAAGAAGGAAACAATTTTATTGGTAAAGCACAAATTCTTTCAACTCCAATGGGAAAAATTGCAGAGTCACTTCTTAAGGAAGGAGTTACTCTTGGAGTTTCTTCTCGTGGTATTGGTTCTGTAAGATCAACCAAAGAAGGTTATACTGAAGTTGGTGAAGATTTCATGCTTGCAACTGCTGCTGATATTGTTGCAGATCCTTCCGCACCTGATGCTTTTGTTCAAGGAATTATGGAAGGTAAAGAGTGGGTTTGGGATGGTGGAATGCTTCGTGAAAAACTTGCAGAAAATACTCAAAGAAGAATTAATACTCTTGTAGACCAAAAACGTCTAGAAGAGCATAAATTAAATCTTTTTAATGATTTTTTAAATTCATTGTAATTTATTAAATTATAAATAAATATAGTTTATAACTAAGGTTAAACGGAGAGTTCAAATGTCTCGTGGAGATTTACAAGAAATGGAAGTAGGCACTAAGCAATCCAAAACCGCTGT